TCAGTTACTTTCTTCTTCAATGGAAAGAAAAAGAGCCTAATCCATTAAAGAAGAAAGTAACTGATAGTGAATTTTATCAGGAGCAAAAAAGAAAAAAAAGCGAACAGAATAAAAAGCTCTACAGAGAAATGAAGCAGAGAAAGAAAAACCAATGACAGACCAAGATACTGATATACAAGAATATCCTATTGAATATCAATTATTTGCTCTTTCATTTAAGGATCCAGGAGCTATTGAATTTTTTAAAGAACATATAGATCCAAGCGAAGTTGGTTTTATACATAATCAAAAGGGTATTGGTGAATTCTACGAAGCTATTTTATCTTTCCATGATTTAACAAAATTGGACCTAGTTGATCCAGTAGCTTTTAAGACCTGGTTAGAATCAGAAACCAATATACACACTGCACTTGGTGGATCAGCTGGTGTCGACTCAATGATGGATACTTTGGTCAAGCTAGAACTATCAAATAAAGAATCAGTATCTAAGATAATAAACCACAAAGCATCGAAAAGAAAACAGTTAGATTACTTAGAGGAACTTAAACATCTTGTTTTAAATAAGGGGATAAAAAGTGATCAAGAGATTGAAAGAATCAATAGCCTAGCTTCTTCAATACGTGACTTAGAGAATACGACTGAGTACAATCCACTAGATACTGTCACCACTGCTACTCAGATGGTAAATAGGGTAGATGACCTACTTAACGTACCAGACTTCATGCCTACGCAATTTAAGGCCCTTAATAGGGCTATGGGGTACACTGATGAGGGAGGCTTCTTCAAAGGGGCCGTACACGCTATCATAGCACCCTCTGGCAAGGGTAAGAGTACGTTTGCCAAGTGCCTAGTTAACCACTGGGTCAGTACAGGCTATAGGGCTTTGTATGTCAATTTCGAGGAAGCACAATCCCACTGGGAGAGAGTATTGATGACCCAAGTGATTGGGCAGAACGTGTACGCCAATGCTGACAGATGGTCAGTTGAGGAGAAGCTAAAATACTCAAACCTTTTCAAGTCTAGATTATTAGAATGGGGAGACAGATTAATGGTTAAACATGATCCCGATACTCCTTACTTCGAAGATCTAGAAAAATGGCTTAGAGATATCTTGGGCCATGGTAAAGATATACCAGATGTAATAGTTATAGATACGATTCAGTCTATGTTTACCAAAGGAAAAGGTAAAGCTCGTTGGGGTGAATTCGAAGAGATGATGGTTCGACTTGAAAAGTTGGCTAGAGATATGAATTGCGTTCTTATCATTACTGCTCAAGAGAATTCAAATAGAATGAAAGAAAAACGAGAAGTTGTGCAGCAATCTGATACCGGTGGATCTTTAGCTATTCAACAAAAATGTGCAGTAACAATATTTATTACAGAAAAAAGATTAGTTAGTGGCGATGAAACTGAAGACGACACAGTCATGCAATTGCAAATCCCCAAAAACAGAATTACTGGATCTACTTTCGTTTACGATCCTCCTCTAGTTAGATATGTTGATTCTAGAAAATCATATGAAGACTACGAAATAGTTACTGAAGAATCCTATGAGTCTAATTCTATACTAGATGATTTATTAAATGGAGGTATGTTAAGCTAATGAAATTAGTAACACCAAATTCAATCAAAGATTTTAAAACTTGTTCTTTACTATTTAACTATAGACATGAACAACAACTGCCAGAGACAATAGGTGGTCGTGATTTATTAAGTGAAAGATTTGAAAATACAATAAAAGATATTGTATATTTTTTCTTTTACAAAAAACAAGGAGGGTATACGCCCTCTTATGCCTCCCTCTTAAATAGATGGGAAAAGCTATGGTTTTCAAAAGATATATCAGCTTACGATATTATGACAGAACAGCACGAAAGCGCCTATGGTAATAACGCCAGTTTAACCAGTAAAGCTGCTAATATACTTCTTTCTTTTCATGAACATTTTTCCGATTCATCCTTTATACCCATAGCTATTAACGAAGAATTCGTTTTCCCTATAAGTAAAGATGTAAAGATAAAAGACAAATTTGATATTATATTATATAAAGATAATAATTATTATGTAATTAAGTTAATGTTTAACTATAAAAATAATCATCAGCATATGAATCAAATTGATTTTACAACTATTTATTCAGCGTTTTCTCACAAAAACCCTACAAGAATTTCTAGACTTAAAGTTGGCTATTGTGACTTAGCCAGCCAAAGTGCACAGTTTAATGAATATGAAATTCTAGAAGATGACGTTAATTCATTAAAGTTTTGGTGCGATGAGATATTCAACACCGAAAAATTTATTCCAAGAAGAGGATTAACTTGGTATTGTAAAAAATGCCCATTCGATACCCCTTGCTCAAAATGGAAACCTGAGAAAAAAATTAATAATGGATGAAGATTTTCAACTAGGTTTTATATTAAACTTAGAAAGAACTGAAAAGATAATTGAAATATCACATGTGTTTGATAAATCTCCAGAACAGTTTATCAATGATATAATAGATTCAACCTATAAGAAAATAGAAGCACTAACACTAGAATGGGATCAAGATGACGAGTAAAAATAAATCAATATTAGATGATCTATTAAGTGACGAACCCATATTCAATTCAAATGAAGAAGAAGATAAGGTACTTAAACCACTTTTAGATGAAATAAACATGATAGATAATTTAAATATAAAATTATTTACTAGATCTGTTCTTCTGCAAGCTAAAATGTTCTGGGTTATACCCTCTAGTTTTTCTGGCAAGTATCATCCACCAGACGAGCATAATGGTGGCGGAAACGTTTTGCACACAAAGAGAGTCGTTAGGGCAGCTAAAGTCATATCTGATTCATATTCCTTAACGTCTTCAGAGAGAGATCTTGTTTTTTCTGCTTGCTTACTACATGATGTGACTAAAGGTGTTGGAGACGAATCCTGTTCTGACCCAACAAGTTTTACATACGACCCACTGCATCCGTATACTGTTGGTAATTTTGTAAAGAAATGCCAAGAAAACGATAGAAAGTATACCTCAGAAGCTAATTCATCAACCCTTTATATAGATGAAGAGACAGTGCAATCAATTCTTAGACTAGTACGATGCCATATGGGCCCATGGTCTCCTGTCCCTGAAACTGTTCCAGTTACTTATCTGGACATGATTGTTCATTTGGCGGATAATATGGCTTCAAAACTTCACTATATAGTTGACGGAGATAACGTATTAAAGGAAAGATGGATTTTAGAAAGCCAATAATATGAATAGTGATGAAATTATTTCAGCTAGAATGATTGCTATAGAAAATATGGAGTTTTATATTAAAGAATCTATTTATTATAGATCCTATAGTGAACACATGAACAGCGAAAACAAACTCATAGTTTGGAATATAAAAGAAGATTTGGGAAAAACGCAAATAAAATGAAAATCTCATCAAAAAATGAATTTTATTCTCAATGGAAATATGTTGAACTAGCAAGATATGTAACATCCCTTAAGAGAGTTATCAGAGAAAAAGACAAAGACGGAACCATGCTGTACGAGTACCGTAGGGTTAATTCTTACGCACAAAAATATAACAATACGGGAATATATACATCCATATGGAGATTTAACTCAGAAGACTTAACATCTGCTGTTAGATTTGGTTCTTTGTATTTTGATATAGATAATGAAGATATGCAGATTTCTTATAGCGAAGTAAAAAAGTTATATTCTTATTTAAATCAGTTCATACCAGAACAATCTATAATTGTTTACTTTACTGGGAAAAAGGGTTTCCACATAGAGTGTGAAGTTATTGCCTTGGGGATTAACCCGGGAAATAATCTTCCTATTATATTTAGACACATCGCTAATGATGTTAAGAATAAACTTGATCTATCTTCTTTAGATTTTAGCGTTTATGACCCTAGAAGAATGTGGAGACTTGAAGGTTCTAAGCACCAAGATACTGGTTTGTACAAGAATATAATTAGTAAAGAAATGCTATTCAGCGACATAGATGAAATTACATCTTATTGTAAAGATTATCATGAACCATTTGTAAATGATCAAGAATTTTCTCACTCAGCGAATGAATGGTACGCCGATTATGTAAGACAGGTTGATTCTGAAAAGAACAAGCCAAAGGATATATTTTCTCACTTTAATCAGTACGGTTCTTCTGGCAATAAAACTTTTAGCGAATCAGAAAAAGTATTTGAAAAAGAAAAACTACTTACTCAATGCAGCGCAATTAAAAAGTTAGAGCAACAAGCTAAAGAAAAACATTACTTAGAGCATGAGGCTAGATTATTTTTATGTTCTATATTGACTTATTCAGAAGAATCAGTCGAATATTTTCATGAAATCCTAAGCAATTGCGAAGACTATAATATATCTAAATCTTCAGCCCATATTAACGATTGGATAAAAAGAAGAGATATGGGCATTGGAGGAAGACCATATACTTGCGAAAGAGCAAACTCTGTTGGAGTTGGATGTGGTGAATGTTCTTTAGAGCAAAAGAATAAATGGGTAAAAGTAAATGGAAAATTTATTGAAACGAATGAAAAGTCGTCACCATCACCAGTACGTTTTGCATATTCAACAAAGAAGGAGGTAAATCATGAGTAATCAAGAAGACGATGCAATTGGACTATGTTCCGAATGTAAATCAGATCAAATGGATAGTACAATGTTCAGAAGCGTTTTTGCACAGAACGGAACTCCTCCAGTCTGCAAATATTGTGGAGGAGTTGTAATCATAGTTATGAGATCGCAAAGACAACAAGCAATAAATCAGCTAGATAGAGAAAGAGGCCTCTAGTGAAAAACTGGACCAACCTACACAACCATACCGTATTCTCCATGTTAGACGGGCATGGTAGCGTAGAACAATATCTAGAAAGAGCTAAGTCATTAGGGATGACTCGGACTAGCTACCACTGATCATGGAAATATACATTCATGGCTAGACTTTTACGATGCAGGAAAAGCAGCGGGGGTAAAACCAATTCTTGGATCTGAATTTTATCAAGCAAGAAAAAGTAGGTTTGATAGAGACGAAGAAGAAAGATCTGGTCCTTCGAAAAATGAATGGGAGCAAAGAGGCCCATATCACATAACTATACTAGCTAAAAATAATATTGGATATCACAATATTATTAAGATGTCGTCTAGAGCTTTTACTGAAGGGTATTATGTTAAACCTAGAATAGACCATGATTTAATATCTGAACATTCAGAGGGCATTATAGTTTTATCTGGATGCTTAAACGGGGAAGTATCTCAGGCTCTCCTCAGAAAAGATTACAATACCGCCTTAAAGCACGCCACAACAATGCAATCAATCGTAGGTGCAGAAAACTATTTTATAGAGATTCAAAACCACGGTATTGAAGAACAGCTTTCTATCATACCCGATTTAATTAGATTAGCTGATTATATTGGTGCAAAAGTTGTTCCATCTGGTGATTGCCACTACGTTCACCAGAACGACGCCAATGCTCATGACATAATGCTCTGTGTGGCAACTAACTCAAATATACACACTCCCAATAGGTTTTCTTTTTCTGGAGATCAGTTCTACCTACAATCATATGATGAAATGGCTTCTATCTTCTCTGAAGAGCTTCTTAGAAATACAATGCATGTCAATGATATGATCGATGTTGATCTAAACTTTGGTGATATACACTTTCCTAATTTTCCAATTCCAACACAAGAAACATCAGTAGATTATTTTGAAAGATTGGCTTGGGACGGGTTAAAAAAACGTTATGGAAATGAATTACCCGAACATATAGTTGAAAGAGCTAATCATGAGATAAGGGTAGTTAAGGAAATGGGTTTCCCAGAGTACTTTTTAGTTGTTTCCGACTTAGTTAGATGGGCTAAAGAAAATGACATTAGAGTTGGCTGGGGTAGAGGTTCTGCTGCAGGCAGTGTTCTGTCTTATGCTTTTGATATTACAAACTTAGACCCAATTAAGTTTGGACTTATGTTTGAAAGATTTCTGGTAGAGGGAAGAAAGTCTATGCCCGACATAGACTTAGACTTTGACGATAGGCATAGAGATAAGGTCATTGAATATGCACGCACAAAGTACGGTAGTGACCACGTTGCTCACATATGTACGTTCAACAGAACTGGCGCTAGACAGTCTATACGAGATGCCGCAAGAGCTCTTGGGTATGATTTTTCTACTGGCGATAAAGTATCTAAATTAGTTCCTCCACCAGTACTTGGCGTCTCTAAATCATTAAAAGATTGTATGGAGGTTTTTGAATTTTCTCAATTGTATAATTCAGACCCAGATGCAAAGATAGTTATAGATACAGCTTTTGGTTTAGAAAACCTAGTTCGTCAAACAGGTATCCATGCTGCAGGTATCGTTATATCTAAAAATGAATTAACCGAATATCTTCCTATCATGAAAAAGGGAGTAGATAGCCCAATAGTTACTCAGTGGGACATGGGCAGAGTAGAGCAGTGTGGACTGCTTAAGATCGACTTCTTGGGTCTGCGAAACTTAGGAGTCATAGATAATTGTATAAAATTAGTTAAGAAGAATAAAGATGTAAATATTGATGTAGATACAATCCCGATTGATGATCAAAAAACATATGACCAGTTAGCTAAAGGTAACGCTGTAGGAGTTTTTCAGTTAGAGTCTGCTGGTATGCGTGAGCTAATGGTCCAACTTCAACCACGAGATATCCAAGACATTATGGCCTTGATCTCTTTGTATAGACCAGGTCCGATGGGTTCTGGGATGGACAAGCTTTATATAGATAGAAAGCATGGCAGAAGCAAGATAGCTTACGATCATCCAAAACTAGAAAAGGTACTTGGACCATCACTGGGGATCATGTTGTATCAGGAAGACGTTTTAGCTGTTTCCAGAGAACTTGCAGGTTTCTCTTCAGCAGAAGCTGATGATTTACGTAAGGCTATCGGTAAAAAGCAGATGGATAAGATATCTTTATTCAGAAAGAAATTTGTTGAAGGATGCATTGCAACTTCAGATTTAGACGAAAATAAAGCTAATAAAATATATTCAGACATTGAGTATTTTGGAGGATATGGTTTCAACAGAGCCCATGCTGCAAGCTATGCTATGATTTCGTATGTAACAGCTTATCTTAAAACAAACTATATGGCAGAGTATATGGCTGCATTGATGAGTTCAGTTGTGGGGAATAAAGAAAAGCAGTCTTTGTACCTTTCTGATTGTAGAAAACTTGGCATAAAAGTTCATACGCCTTCGATCAATAAATCAGGAAAAGACTTTAATGTTTTAGATGATAATAATATTATCTTTGGACTTTCAGCCATAAATGGTATTGGCGACTCTATCGCAGAAGCAGTTATCCAGTGTAGAGATATTAATAGCCCATACCTCAGCATATATGATTTCTTTAGAAGAACAGATCCTGCAGTGCTCAAAAAGTCAACATTAGAACATTTTACGATGTCTGGCGCATTAGACGAATTAATTGATATCGAAGAAGAGTTAGATATAAATAGACACAGTGAACTTTCTATTCTTGAAAAAGAAAAAGAAGAATTAGGAATATATGTATCTAAACACCCCATGGAGGGAATGGTGGATACAGTAAAGCCTTTGGTCGATATGGATATATCTGATCTTTCTGAATTAAATAATGGTTTTAATGTTAAGGTAGGCGGAATACTGACATCGGTTAAAAAAATGATAACTAAAAAAGGACAAAAAATGTTCAAGTTAGCATTAGAAGATTTAACTGGTGAAATTGAAGTGATCATATTCCCAAGAGAAGCTAAAAATATATCTGATACTGAATTTAATCAGGGAGATGTATTTGTTATGGCTGGATCAATTAATAGGGAAAATGATGATGAGCAAGCTATAATAAAATTATTTTATAATTCTCATCAAAAAATAGATACAGATAAAGCAATTAACACAAAATCCATTAGATTATCATTACCTCATGAACCATCTTTGGATGTAATTAAAAGCCTTTATGATATAATAGAAAACACAAATGGATCTACTAATGTTTATTTAGAATATTTAGAAGATAATAAAAGAATAGTTTTTAAATTCAAAAAAACAACTTCATTAAAAATAGAAAACAATCTTAAAGAAATAGTTAGAATAGGGAGCTAAAATGGCCTTACCAGGTAGTTATGAAAATCCGAGCAATAAACCATGTTGGACTCTTTGCACATCTTGCACTAGGTGCGGGGATAAAGGTCGATACACTAAATGTAATCAATGTAGTGGTAGATATGATCCTTTTGGAAAAGTAGTACCTGATCAAGGTGATTTCTGTGACTGTAAGAACGGTACCCTTAGATGGAAGACTCAAGAGGGCAGATTAATTATGACTAAATTCAAAACAAATCCATTTAAAGGACAAGTCAAATACGAAAAAATATCAGAAGATGAGAGAGACTGGGACTCATACGTCAATGATATGAGAGAAAAAATGAATGATCCAAACTTTAATCCAATTACAATTACGGAGGACTAATGAATAAGAAAGAAATTGGAAGAATAGCAAAAGCTAACATCACCTTAATCGAATATGCTGAGTCCACTCTTGGCTATAGTGATAAGTTTTTTTTGATGTCTGGTGCTGTTGGGTTTTGGGCTACAAAAGAAGAATTAAAAGATCTTTATACTGTTCTTAATTACTATATAAACATAGAAGATATATCAGAATGTACAGTAGAGGTTGAGGAATGACTAGAGAATGGCCTTATTTAGAAGATGACTTCATGGAAATAGGTAATACTGGTTGGGTTCCGGTTGGTGAAAGTGTTTATTACAATAAGCACAATGGTCATACTATGGATGAGCTGGGAAAAGAATATGATGAAAATGGAGTTTTAATTTATGACCCAGAAAAAGAAAATGAAGAGGAATAATTTTGATAAAAATAAGATTAATTGATGATTTAACAGATTTAGAAAAGCTTGCATTAGTAGATTTTAGTTATTCTAGATTAGATACATATAAAATGTGTCCATCAAAATACTTTTATACTTATATTCAAAAAGAACCTAGATCATTTAACGAACCAGCTGTTTTGCGGAAATATAGTACACTCGGTATTAGAAGAGTGTTTAGACAATAATAAAAGGGTAGATCATGAAGAGCTATCTGCTTCTTTCGTAAGCAATGTATCTTCTTACGATCCTGATAACAAAATTCCAAAAGAGTTAATAGATGTTGGATCACAAATACTAGACGAATTTTATGATGAATATCAGGACATTGATTTTAGTATATATGAAAAAGAATTAGGTTTTAAATTTATTATAGGTACTTATCTTGTTGTTGGATACATAGATAGGGTAGATCTCATTGATGAAAAAAGTATAAAGATAATAGACTACAAGACCGGTAAATGGGAAGTATCCCAAAAGGGAGTGAAGGACAACTTGCAGCTTGGCATTTATGCACTAGCTGTATCGGAGATCTTTCCAGATAAAGAAATCACAGCAGAACTCCACTATTTAAGGTCGGGCAAGAAAAAAGGTCATACTTTTAGTAAAGAAGATATAGAGAACGTTAAATCAAGATTAATTGCATCCATATCCGAAGTGGTTAATGACTCTTCATTTCACCCAACTAAAAACGAATTTACTTGTTCTTTTTGCGAGCATGCAAAGTCTGGTGCTTGCAATACTGGAGTATTCAGAAATAAGAAAAGAGCAAGAGCTTAAACATTAAAAAAACCCCCCCTGGATTTCTCCAGAGGGGGTTTTTCTATTTGTAATTAGAAATTAGATTCAGTGTTTGTTACTGGGAATTCAGCTGCATGAGCAGAGAGGTCAAAGTCGGAGTATTCAGTAACAACTTTTGCTGCTTCTTCACGGCTGTAGCCGAGGGTCCCAGTAAGGTTGTCAATGATCTCTTCGTTCATTTCAATGATCATGGAGCTGATGATGGTATCTAGTGTGTTGTTCATATTCTGAATGATACTTTCTTTTTGTCTGATTTGCAACCTTTTGTCACAAATTTCTTGTTTTTCTTTAACTTATACTTTATAATGGATCATAGTGAATATTATTATGTATAGAGGATACCATGAAAGACCTAGTGATTGTCAACCCAGAAGAATATTTTCTGAAAATTTCTTCTTTAAAAAACCATCCTAATTTCAAAAAAGCAAAGATTGATAAAATGGATGAAGAGATAATAAAAGAGGTCGCCCCAAAAAGAAATGGTAAGGGCAATTCGTATCAACATACTAATACTTCTTTCAGGGAAGACTTGGGCATGACGCTGAGGTCTAACTGGGAAGCTAACTTCGCAAGAATACTTAATGCGTACAAAATAAAATTTGAGTTTGAACCTACTGTATTCCCTTTCCCGATTCAAAAACGGAACGAAAGCGTATACTCCTGACTTTTTCATTAACAAAGATGATTCATGGATAGAACTAAAAGGTTACCTTGATGATAAAAGCAAGATAAAGATAAAAAGATTTAAAAGGTATTATAGAAAAGAATTCGACAAGTTAACTTTTATAATTAGCAAGTATTCAACTAATGCTAAAGACTTTGCTATGGAACTAGAAATTCCTCAAGTCATATTCTATGAGGATATTAGAAAAATTTATTCTAACAAAATTATTAATTGGGAAGGAAAATAATGGCAGCTTATAAGGAGCAGTATTATAACTTAAAAGAAGACGAAATGCAGGACCTAATTGCAAAGGCAAAGGGTGGAAGCGAAAAAGCGCAAGTAGAACTACTGAAGGTCTTTAACAACTTTTTAACAAAGTATACGACTATGTTATATTATGGAAAATACAATTTAGGGGATTATGATATCAGGAGATTTGTTTCTCTATTTATCAAAGATTCGTATGTTCGTTTCGCTTTAATGAAAAATCAATTAAATCAAGCTGGATACAAGCATGTAAACGAATGTATACGACGGCATAACCTACATGGCAAAAAGATATGGCGATGAAGAAGATGTTCGTCAAACTGTGGACATGACATTTTTCCAGTGCATAACAAGATACCAGAGAAAAGATTCAGAGAAGGGACCAATTCCTTTTAGCGGATTTCTTTACAGCTATTTTTTCTATTTATTAAAAAAGAATGTAGACACACTCCTTATAGATCAATTAGGTCGAAAAACTTTTCCGCTGTTAGCTGATGACGCTAACGAAGACAGTGAAGGTGAATCTTCACCCGGATTTAAAGCCCCTCCTCAAGAATATGAGATTCAAGAGTTACTGGCAACTGATGACATTAATGAGTTTTGGGTTCTTGGGGAAACATGTGAAGAGCCATTTGTCCACTTGACTATACAGGAGAGACAGCTTTTGAAATGGAGATATATTGATGGTTTAAGATCGAGCGAAATAAGTAAAAAAATTACAGAACACCCAAATACCGTAAGGGAACATTTGTCTAAAATAAGAACAAAGGTAAAAGATATTGTGATAAACTCTAATCTAGAAGATATCATGTATCTGTTCAAAAACAAAGAAGGTAGACATGAACCTGCAATCGATGCAGAAGCTGAATGATTTATTATCAGAATTTATTGACCCTCAAATTAAAGAAGTAATTGAAGCATACGCTTCTGGGGATAAGAATGGTGATTACTTCATTACTATACCAGACATGGACGTAGTCGACTTATCTCTTAACCAATTGGGCTCCCTAGTCGCCAGAAGCTCTAACGTATATGGCAGAGTTGCTCGCTTTGCTGGGATGGCCAGAGCTCAATATAAATTAATAGAGGGCAGATACAAGAAGGTTTACAAAGCCAACAGAGTCGGCAAGAACGAGGCTGAGAGAGAAGCTAACGCCCTTGAGGCCGCTGATAGTGAATATATGGCCCTTGTTACTTCTGAGGCTATAGTCAACTTAGCTGAGTCAATGGAGTCGGCGGCTAGAATATCTTCGGAGTCTACAAGAAAACTTTTGGATAAAGTTCAATCTATGCAGATTGCTTCTGCTAGAGAAGAAAAAGGATTTTATTCGGAGTCTGACTTCAGTACATACTAGGGGACTAAATGTATATAGCTAATTATAAATCTGTTCAGACAAGTGAAGAATTTTATTCAGAAAAAAGAGATTCTCTTGATTTTCCAACTCAAGTTGAATTATCAGGGCAAAGGTATCTTTTAAGAGCTACATATTTAGCGGGGTCTTTATCTCAGGAAAATAATATTATTGAGACAGCAAAAAGATATGATATTAGATACAATATTAAAATAAGTTAGGTTTTTTTGTGCATATTGAAGTTTTTTGCGATGGAGCAT